CATTAGGCTAACCCTTTCTTGTTGTTATGTTGTTGTTACTAACTCAATAGTTAGAGAGCTAGTAAGCATTTGTTGTCCGGAAACTTCCTCTATTTGCGGTTGGGAAAAACCGTTAATAATGCTAGTTCCTTTAGGAAGTGTGCTGTATACGGCCAGCATTAAAGTTTCTATGTTTGCCAAGGCCGCTTGGTTATCTGCAGCGCCGACTACTACGGTAATTGCAAACCTTACGTTTAAACGATTGGTCAGGCCGCCAATAGATACAGGCGTGATGTAAGGGCTGGTAGGTACTAGCACAATTGCAGGCGGTGTTATCTGTTCCCGCGGGAACGCGTAAACTACCCGTCCAGCTGCGCTTAGGCTACTGGCTAGGCTGGTGCGTAGGCTAACTAGGTCTGCCATTACCCAACCAAACTGTTAGTGTCTACGTCTTTACCTAGAAGTCCCATAATTCTTTGTAGCATGGAACGGCCTAAGCGGTAAGGCGCTGGCGCGAAGTCCACGCCTTGTTGTCCCATAGTTCCTTTACGGGTTTCCCAAATGTCCACCGCTAGGGCTAAACAAGCTTCTCTTACAGAATCGTTTTGGTCGTACAGGGTGGCTTGCGAAGTTAGTACCGCGCTACCGTAAGGGCGCTGGGGTGTTTCTACTACGTCGGCAGCTGTGATTGCCGCTTTAAAATAATCTGTTTTATGTTCGGTTACTGTGCGCGAACCATTAAAGGTATTACCGCAGCCTGTAACCGTAAGTGCCGAACCTACTACAAAATCGTGCGGTTCAACTGTGTAAAAAGTTGCTACGTTATCTTCTAGTTTTACCGACACAATGCTAGACCGGTTAAATTCTAGGTAACTTAGAATAATGCTTTCCGCAGCGTCGGCTACTTGCTGTACTTCTGAATCTGGATAGATTGAGCCAATGCCAAGTACGGCTTTTAGTTCTGTAATGCTAATAATTGCCATTGGTCTAACCTTTCCTTATTGGGGTGTGTGGGGGGCACAGGGCAGCACCCCCCACACGATTATTTTGGGTTTAGCTCTGTTGGTAAACGCGAACGCCCAAAGGCTTCTTAACTGCGATTGCGCCGTAACCGTAAACGGATACCTCAATCTCGCCCGAGCCGATTACGTCCACTCTGACTTGGCGCACAGGGCTTTCGTACCATGTTGCAGCTTCTGGGGCAACAAGAATCATGCCCTCGTCTGCGCCTGCTCCGATATGTGGGTCTACATAAAGGTTTGTGCCCAAAATCGAGCCAACGATAGAAGTACCGTTTACTGCGCCTGGTGCATTTTGTGGTGCAGCTGCGGTGTAAAGCGGGCGCTTGTTATCGTCTTGGTAGCCCATGATTGCAGCCCAGTTGGTGCTGTTCGCTACAAGGTTGCGTGCGAAGTTGCCCGAACCTGAATAAGCGGCAGCGCTTTCTGTTGCAATAAAGGACTGTAGGCCTGATGCTGTACCTGCTACTGCGGTTGCATCTGTTCCACCTGAAAGTAGAGCGGATACTACTGCAAGGTCTGTTGCCTTAGCGTAGGCTGTGGCCATTTCCCGTAGAAGCTCGGTCAAAAACTCTGGACTTGAACGGTCAATGAGTTCCCAGCTCACGCGGCTAGCGCCAGCAAACTTGTTTACGTTTACTGTCATAAAGTCGGAAGTCATAGCAGTACCGAAAGGTGAATCGCCCTCGTTTACGTCTGCAACTGTTGGTGCTGTTGTTAGCTTAGGGATTGTGAAAGACATTCCCGACGCTGGCAACGCTCCGCCAGAAATTGCGTCAATTGTTGGTCGTCCTGCAATTGTTGTAGAAATAAATTCCTGTAAATGCGGGGCTAGTGTTAGACCGGTATTGGTGGTTGTTGATTCGTCGGCAGCGCGAACGTACTGGCGGCTTTCGTCGTTACCCATAGCAGCTTTAATGCTGTGTTCTAGGTAAGAAGTTCCGTTTACGATTGGGCTACGTGGTGCGGTGCGAGTTGGAGCGGCAGCCTGTACAACCGGTGCGGCTGTAACTTCCTCTGCGGCTTCAACTACGGTTTCTTCGTTTTCCATGGTTGTTTCCTTTGTATTTTCCTCGGCGGCTGCTTCGGTGGTTTCTGGGGTTTCGTCGTCTTCACTTGCGGCGACTTCTAAAATGGTGGCATCTTTGAAAGCCGGGCGCGTGACGTGTGCGACTGCGGACAAAGTAGCCTTAGTTACTTTCATTACGCCTTTATCTATTGTGTATTCGTCTGCGCTGGCTTCGATTGAGAAACTAGGGCGCAGACCCTCGGCGGCTTCAATAAGGGCATCTGTTCCTGCAGTAGTAGGCGCAATTTTAAACGCCATGTTAATACCCGCTGGTGTGATTTCTTCGCTACCTGCGATTCCGCGGCCTAAAACATTTGTGGCTACGTGTTCGCGGTTTAAGATAATGTTTTCTGCCTTGAAGTCTGCAAACGAACCAAACTCAAATGCAACTGCGCCTGCGGAAGTGTTGCCCACCTTGCCAAAAGGTACAACCATGCCGCGAATAGTACGCGTTTCTGTATCGGCAGCTAGTATCTTGCCGTCAAAGTTAATTTTCATTAGTTTCACTTCCTCTAGGGGCTAGCCCTTCCATTTCTCGGGCTTCGTCTACGTCAATAAGTCCAAGTTCTAACATTCGCCCTGTTACTTCCATACGCTCCAAGGCTGTACCGCGTAGGTATTCTTCAACCTCAAAACGAACGTGCTGGGTCATTGGGGTTATATCGTCCATGCTTAGGCGCTGTTCTACTGCAATTAGAAAAGGCATAAGCGATAGGTCAATAAGGCTTCTGCGCTCCTGCAAGGTATTGCTATAGGTGCTGCTAGTGCTTTCGGCGTTTAGATACCATGCCGGAATGTTCATTAGGCGTGCAATTTCGGTTGCCGTGTTCATGCGGTTAGCGCTTAGTTCCATTTGGCTAGCGTCAAAACCAAAAGTTTCTACTTCAAGGTTTCCAGATAGGTAAGCGGTTGAACGCTGGGCGCGGGCGGCTTTCCAGTTTGCTAACAAGCTGCTAACCTGCGCGGCTGGCAAGTCCACGCCACTATTTTTAATGTACATGGCTGGGTTAGGCTCTTCGGCCATACGGCTTACGGCTTTTTCTAGGTCTAGCGCGGTCTTAATTGTGCGCCCTGCGCGGCTTAAAATACCGCCAGTTCCTAAACCGTAAAAAACTATTAAAGAATCAACGCCACTCATAGGTACTTGTTCGCCGTCTACCCAGAAACCGTTAATAACAATTCCTGTTAAACCGTCTGTGTTGTAACTTACGCGTAGTGGGTCAATTCGGCGGGCGCGTGTAGGTCGTCCGTCTTCTGGCGATACTTCAAGCACTTGCCAATATGCCACGTCGTCAAATAGTAAATCTGCAAAAGTGTAAGACATGGTTACGGCTGTAGGTAGCGCTGGGTCTGGCTGTGTAAGAATTGTGCGCCCGTCAATTTGTGCGCCCGTTATCTTGTTAAAGGCCTTTAATGGCAAACTAGCAGCTGTACCGCAAATAATTGAGCGGGCGCGGGCTACGCTCGGTACTTCCATAGCTTCTTGGCGTGTGGTGTACGGGCTCATAAACATAGGTGCGAAGTTTTGGCTTGGCAATACATTAATAGCGGCGGTCACTTGTTGCGCCTGTGATGCTTTAACTTCAGAAGTTAGCGAAAATACGTCTAATAGACCCATGGTATAAGTATCTAAGTTTTTTTCCGTAGTTGCTAATTATGCAACAGTTTGAAACTTGGTTCACCGTGTCGCGCCCAACAATTAGTAAGCTCTTGACCCCTCTAGCGCTGGGCGCGACTCTCGGGGTGACCTGTGAACAGGTTAAATCGAGATTATCACAGGTTCGGCGTGCGGGGTAGTAGCGTGGCCGACTGCCATAACTAAAGCGACTGCCGCGCTAATTGGATTAGTCGCAGCTCGTCGAGCAATACGCCAGCCGCCGTCGCCTGCCGGTCGGCGGGCACAGGCTACCAAGTGTTCGTACATTACATCTTGCCCAGCATGGATTATATTGCCTTGGTTCATGGCGTTTAGTGTCTGGTCGCAAGCAATAGCAAAACCTGCCCCGCTCCAAGGTGTCGGGCTGGTCTGTACTTGCGCCCTTGCCAAGTGTGGAGCGATAAAGCCCGCGGTATTTGGGTCGTAGGCTAAAACCCTAGGGTTAAACCGCCTGGCAAGTTCGGCAATTTCCCCAGCTAAGGCAACGTCATTTATTCCTCCGTCTTTGTGCCATTCGTGTACGAAGACCGCTAATTTTTCTTCTGGCGTTATTTGCACGCTTACTAGGAAAGCCTTTTCACGGTTAAAACTTAGGTCTAGTCCCATGTAGGTAGGCAATTCGTCCTGCATAGTTATTACTTGTTCGCCCTCGTTCCATTTATCCATGTTCCAAGGGCTGGTCATGCTACTAACCCACATACAAAGGCTTTCGGTCATAAAGGCTTCTTTAGTGTCAAATTTCGCGCTGTCTAAAATACTTTCAAGGTCTATTAAATGGCCAAGTGCTGGGTTAGCTTGTTGTATTGCCTTTATGTCCGGTGGGTTTACTTGCGAGCCCTCGGCGGCGCTCCATTCATACCAACCCATACGCGGGCTATTGTTCATTAGGGCGCGGGTTCGCAAACTGTTTAAAACTGTGCTGGCTTCGCTTCCGGCATTTGACGTTATCCAAGTCTGGCCGCCTGTAGTTCGGGTTAGCGGTACTGCGGCCTGCCATGCTTCTTCGGAAATTTCCCGCAGCTCATCTACATAAAGTAAGTTTGCGGTGCTACCGCGTGAGCCCTCGGAAGTCGCCGCCCGAATCGAATACTTACGGATTCTCTGGCACTTCTCGGTGCAGCTCTTAGGGTAATGATGGCAGTACACTTCCAATTCTTCTTGGCCATTGGTTCGGCTAACCCGCTTAATTCGTTTACGCGTCCAGTCCAGGCTTTCGGCTAGGTCTACGGTTTGTTTAAAAGTGTCTAGGGCTAATTGGCGGGTTTGAGCCATAGCAATAATTTGCTTACTGCCAAATACGTATAAGTGGGCTAAAAAGATTTGGCGCATTAACGCCGTTTTCCCATTTTGGCGTGCAATTAAAACCCCAATGTTGGACTTAGCCCATTTGCCCTCGGGGGTCATTTGCAGCGCGTCCATGGCTACGTACTGTTGCCAAGGCAATAGCGGTTGCCCAAATTCCGCGGCTAAATCTATAACTACTTGGCCTGCGCTAGGCAGGTTTTGGCTTGGACTTTGTAGGCGTGGCTTCGATAACCCGTAAATAGTCTGCGACGTATCCAAGTCCAATGTTTTCTTCTTCCTGTTTGCCCTGTGTGCGTGTTTCCACGGTTAAATGTAATTGTGCCAGAATTTGGGTAAATCTTGCGGCTAGTGCTGGCACTTCTTTAAGTTCGCCTGTGTTGAAACTGGTATCTAATGCGTAGCCCAATCTACGAGCTAGTGCAATTGCTCCGGCATCTGTTTGGCCTAACCATTCGGCGCTGGAAATGGCTACTTCTAAATTCTGCCCAATCTCGTAGGGCTCAATCTGGCTCGAACCTTTAGGATTCGTCACGATAGTTTTTTATCTGCCATTGGCGGGCTGGAAACGAGCGTAGGGGAGAGAAACGGCAT